GGACACGCACCGGAAACTAAGCCCGGAGGCAAGCGCCGAGCCCGGAAGGTGGAGGACGGATCGCGCCCCGTACCAACGCGGGATGATGGACGCAGTGAATGAATCCGGCGTGCGCGAGGTGGTTTTTATGACCTCCGCGCAGATCGGCAAGACGGAGATTCTGAATAACATTCTGGGGTATTTCGTTCATCAAGACCCATCGCCCATCCTGTTTATCCAGCCCACACTGGAGATGGCAGAGGCATGGAGTAAAGACCGGCTTGCGCCGATGATCCGCGATACGGACGCACTGACCGAACTGTTCAAAGACCCCAAAAGCCGCAACAGCGACAACACGCTGCTGCATAAGAAATTCGCCGGTGGGCATTTGACGATGGCGGGAGCCAACAGCCCGTCATCGCTTGCCAGCCGCCCGATACGGATTGTGCTGCTCGATGAAGAAGACCGCTATCCCACCTCCGCCGGTGCCGAGGGTGATCCGGGATCACTCGCGCAGAAACGCACCACGACGTTCTGGAACCGGCTTTTGGTATCGGCCAGCACGCCCACGATTGAGGGTGAAAGCAAAATAGAAGCTCGCTTTCAGCAAAGCGATCAGCGGCATTTCTTCGTACCATGCCCGGCATGCGGCACGTTTCAGGTGCTGCGCTGGGCGCAGGTGAAGTTTGATAAGAAGCAGCCCGGTGACGCGCATTATGAATGCGAACACTGCAAGGCCACGCTGCAAGATAGTGACAAGTCGTGGATGCTCTCGCGTGGCAACTGGCGTGCGCAGGCTGAGTTTAGTGGTGTGGTGGGGTTTCATATCTCGGAGATTTACAGCCCGTGGGTGCGCTGGGGCGAGATGGTGGAAAACTTCCTGAAGGCCAAGCGCCTGCCGGAAACACTGAAAGTCTGGGTGAATACCTCGCTGGGTGAAACATGGAAGGAAGCCACCGAAGGCGTGGATCATTCCGGCCTGATCAGCCGCAAGGAAAACTGGGGACGGGTCGCACCCGTTGGCGTGGTGGTGATCACTGCCGGGGTGGACGTGCAGGACGACCGGCTGGAGGCGGAGATCGTCGGCTGGGGCATCGGTCAGGAAAGCTGGTCGCTGCAATACCATGTGCTGCATGGTGATCCGGCGCAGGCGACCGTCTGGCAGGAGCTTGACCGGGTGCTGGGGCAAAGCCTTCAGCGTAGCGACGGCGTGGTGCTGAATGTCGGGTGCAGCTGCATCGACACTGGCGGCCACTATACGCAGAAAGTCTATGAATATTGCAAAGCACGGGAGCATCATCGCGTGTTTGCGATCAAGGGCGCGTCACAAATTGGCAGGCCGCTCGTGAGCCGGTTCAGTCGCACCAACAAGCTGCGGGTGAAGCTATTCACGATTGGCACCGATACCGCCAAGCAGATGATCTATGCGCGGCTGCGTATCCACCAGCCGGGAGCTGGCTATTGCCACTTTCCGGCGGAGTATCCGGAGGAATATTTCCGGCAACTGACATCGGAACGGGTGCAAACGCGATTTGTGAACGGCCACCCTGCGCGGCATTGGGTGCTGGCCAAAGGGCATCGCAACGAGGCGCTGGATTGCCGGGTGTATGCGCTGGCGGCGCTTTACATCCTGAACCCGAACCTTGATGCGCTGGTGCAGGAGATGGAGCGCGAGCATCTGAACCAGAAGAAGCCCGAACCGGCACAGCCAGAAAAAGGCGATAGCTGGATTGGGTTTGACGATTGGAACTTTAACTAAAGGACATTCCCATGGCGGTGACACTTACCCACGCCAAGGCTGCGCTTGATGCGTGGCTGGCGGCAGATTTGGCTGTGGCCAAAGGCCAGAGCTATTCGATGAACGGGCGCAGCCTGACGCTCGCCAACAGCCGCGAGATTCGCGAACAGATTCAATATTGGGAGCGGCGTGTGGCCGCTCTTGAGTCAGCCAACCAGAACCAACAAGCAGCCTTAGCGGATTTCAACGATGTTTAATGTATTCGACAAAGCCATAGAGATGATCGCGCCGGAATCTGCCCTGCGCCGCGAGACCGCCCGGTGGATTCTGCGCCAGCAACGTGCCTATGAAGCCGCCCAGCCCTCGCGCCTGCGTAAAATCAAGGTGGATCATGGCAGCGGTGATGCGGTGGTGGAACGCGCTGGGGAATCGCTGCGCCTGCAAGCGCGGTATCTCGACGAAAACCACGATCTGGCGCGTGGCGTGTTGAACTGCCTCGTCAATAACGTCATCGGCCGTGGGATCACGATTGAACCGCAGGTGAAACGCAAAAACGGTGAGCTGGCCAAAGAGATTAACGACCAGCTGATCGAGCTGTGGGAAGAATGGGTACGCTTCCCCGAAGTGACATGGGAACTGAACTGGAACCAGATGCTGCGCCTACTTGCACGCTGCTGGTTTCGCGACGGTGAAGTGCTGGTGAAACATATTGAAGGCATCAGCGCTACGATCAATCACGGCACGCTGGTGCCGTATTCGCTGGAGCTGATCGAGGCGGATTTCCTGCCCTTTGATCTCAATGACCAGAAAAAGCGGATCATTCACGGGGTAGAAAAGAACGCATGGCGCAAGCCGGTGGCTTACTACCTCTACAAGGAACACCCCGGTGATCGGCATGTGTTCGTCACGCGGCAGGACACCAAGCGCTATCCGGCGGAGAAGATCATCCACCTGAAAACCGTGGATCGCATCGCGCAGACACGCGGTGTTTCCATGTTCGCCAGCGTGATGACGCGCCTCGATGACATTAAGGATTACGAACTTTCCGAGCGGGTGGCAGCCAAGCTGGCGGCCAGCCTGTGCGCCTATGTTCGTAAAAACTTGGATAGCCCGACGAGCGCCCAAAATATCGACGCCACCGGCAACCGGCTGATGAAAATGCAGCCCGGCATGATCTTCGATAATCTGCTGCCGGGGGAAGAAGTCTCGGTGATTGATAGCAAGCGCCCAAATGCGGTGCTGGAGCAATTCCGCAATGGCCAGCTTCGCGCTGTCGCTGCCGGAACCTGCACCAGCTATTCGAGCATCTCGAAGGATTACAACGGCACCTACAGCGCACAGCGTCAGGAGCTGGTGGAGCAGTCGGTGCATTACGCGGTGCTGCGTGAGTATTTCATCGAGCGGTGCGTGCGCCCAATCTGGGAACGCTTCGTGGATATGGCGATTCTATCGGGCAAACTCAACGTGCCGGAAGCGCAGATCAATCCCATGAGCATGAAGAAAGCAGGATTTCAGGGACCCACCATGCCGTGGATCGACCCACAGCGCGAAGTCACGGCAGAGGAAAAAGCAGTACAGGCCGGATTCAAATCACGCACGCAGGTGATCCGCGAGCGTGGTGGCAATCCGCAAGACATTTTCGAGCAAATCAAACAGGAGCGTGAGCAGGAATCGGAGGCTGGCATCAGCTTTACGAGTTCGCTTGGCAAGCAACCCGCTCCGATAACCCCAAAGGAGGAACCAACCGATGACAAACCAGCCGGAAATACTGATCCGAACGATTGAACTTGCCTCCCGGTCAATCGTCGATACTGAAAGCCGCCTCGTGCGGCTTTCTTTTTCTTCAGAGGAACCCGTCACCCGCCAGAGCTTTTTCAGCGATCCGTGGATCGAGATTCTGGGGCATGAGCGCAGCGAGGTGGATCTCAGCCGCCTGAATAATTCTGCGCCGGTGCTGTACAATCACGACCGCAGCGAGCGGGAGAACCGTATCGGCGTGGTGGAACGGGCATGGGTCGAGAATGGCCGTGGCTATGCGGATATTCGCATCAGCCGCCGCGATGAGGTGGCCGGACTATGGCAGGACATCACCGACGGTATCCTGCGTAATGTTTCGGTGGCCTACCGCATACTTGAGCGCAAGCTCACCGAAGAATCCAAAGACAAGCCAGCCACATACCGCGTCATCCGCTGGATGCCGATGGAAATCTCGCTGGTCGATATTCCCGCCGACGCAACCGTTGGCATTGGCAGGAAACTGGAGGCCGAAAGCCTCGCTTCACAACCCCAACCAACCATAAAGGAGACTACAATGCCTGAAGCAGTCAAAGAAACCGGGGAGCGTGCGGAAGTCACGCTATCCCACACGCCGCCGGTGGATGTTCACCAAGTGCGGCAGGAAGCGCTGAATGCGGAGAAAGCACGCCGCACCGAAATCCGCACCCTGTTTGAAAAGCATGGTGATCAGGACAAGCTGCGCGAT